GGCTGCACAAGCTTGATGAGGTTGTGCCGCAGCCTATGTCCGCGGTGTCGAATGGACAATGAGCATGGTCAGAATACCGCGACCCCGATATTACATGATACCCGACTCCGATGAAAAGTTTCCGAGCATCGCTGCGGCGGAACGGGCTCTGGACAGGCGCGAGGCATTAATGAACCACAAAACCACACAGGGTCCGTTTATGAACCAAGAGATAGAAATGATGAGGGCTCGCGTCGAACTACTCCGCGAGGCTCATCAATTGGCTAATCAAGCGCTGCGGTCAGCGTGGGCCGTCGCTGAGCGCGATGGCAAGGACACCAATTGGCCCGGTCATAGAGAGCAGTTGCGGGAGTCGTTGGAAGCATCTCACGCCGCGATGGCCGCTCTCGATTCGGCACCTCCCTGGTCCTGAGCAGACAGCGATGACTGAATGTCCGTACTGCGGTGGCGACGAATCGAAGTGCAATTTTTCTTTTGAAACAGAGGAGTGCGATCAGATGCCAAAAGGACCAGCGGTCCCGATAATGGGGATTTGGCTGCGGCGCGAAGGCGATTGTGCAGTCGTCTATGTCGAGAAAGACGGTAAGCGGTACGAGGCGATCCGCGAATATTACGACGGCGCTTTCAGCCACCACATCAGCGAGCATGGTTTGGCAGGGCTGCACAAGCTTGATGAGGTTGTGCCGCAACCACAGTGCTAAGCGAACACCCGCCATGTGCAGCTCCGCAAAGAAAAATAGCGATGCACCCTGAAGAAACAGTCTGTAACCGTGTCCGTGATACGTTGGTTCGCAAGTCGAGCCCGGCCAGCAGGTGCAGGGGCACTCTTGAACCGCTTGAGCAGCGGAATGGCGAGAGAGGAGAGCCGCGGAGGCCCATCGTGGCTGAGCCGGTCGGGAGGAAATGCCCGTCGAACAGCGGCACCACTACTCAGTTCTGGGCAATCACCGATTAGGCCGGGCTGAACCTGATATTAAACGGCGAGAACAGGATCAGCGCGGCAAGGGCTAACACTGAAATCCATGTGATGATCAGGCTGATCCGGCTGAGTATTTGCGCTATTTCTATTTTCCGCTCTTCCGTCATCAAGGCTGCCAGTGGATCAAAGCGAGCATCACCACGATCACGACCACGCAAGCGGCCCATAGCACAGCCCTCTTCCAGAATACCGGCGGCTCGTCGTTAGGACTGCGCCAATGGGTCATCTCAACATCCTCTACAAATGCTGGGCGGCGAAGGTTCGGCTGGCGGCAGCGCAGCACAATCCACCGCACCGTTGATACGGTTGCAACTCGGTGCGGGAACGTCCGAACCCGCCTCCGCGTCAGTGAAACACTCGGCCGAGTCCACCGATCAGCTCGGATGCGATCCAACACGCCACTGCCAGAGAGAGAAAATGCACACGCCCTGCCGACGGGATGGAAAAGGCCGCGATGCAAGCAAACACGAAGGCAAATGCTAGAAAAATCAGTCCAATGTTCTGCATGTTAAGTATCCTTCAGTTGTCACGCCCCATATTCTCGTTCAATACCGCGGGGCCCTTGAACGAACCCGCGGCCGTGGCGCATCTCGCGAACGTCGTCCTCGAGATGAATGATGCGGCGATTCTGGTCGGCCTGATTGATCAGGACTTCACCGATTTTTTTTATCTCGATTTGCATTTCAACCATCGATTCCTTGGTCTCAAGCTTGCTGTCCTTGATCTCTTCTTTCAGAGCCTCCAATGTGGCTGCGATCTGGGCATCGGTGCCGCCGCGCCGATAGAGGAACGCCGCCGCAACGGACAATCCGCCGGCCAGCGCGCCGACGAACGTCAGGAGATCGCCAGCGCGAAAGGACCATTCGAAAGCAAAACCCATTGATCAAAGGCCAGGAACCAGTGTTGCCAATCCGGCGCCACCGCTGATCACAAGTCCCATAAAGCCAGCGATATCCTTCCGAACCATCGAGGCAACCGGCGAGCACTTGATCATGAACGGGCTTTCCGGCTGCAGCGCGTTCCGGAGTTCGACAATCTTTTCAAACTCGGTGATCACATGTGGGTCAGGCATCGGCAGCGCTTGTGGCGGCGTCTGGCTATCCATCACGGCGCCTTGCTGCGTGGTGATGATGTCGATCCATGCCTGATAGCAGTCGGCGGTGATGGTGTTCTTGGAGGCCGTCGCCAGCTTCAGAGCATATTGAAGGTCCGGTAGGAATTTTGCGTTCATGAAGTTCTGCAAGTCCGTCACGGGTGCTCCGGTAACCGTATGCCCGGTTGCCGCCGCGATGTCGTTCACGATGTTGCCCGTCAGCTTCGGTGGCGGTCTAAGCGGAGTTTGCGCCTGAGCCATAGCCACAGGAAAGGACAGCACCAAAACGGCCAGGAGGATGCGGACGATGACATTCATTTCGGCACCACTTTCATGTCGGCGGTCGTGCTGACGTTCGCAGGCAAGGAATCGGCCAGCGCTTTTTCCTGCGGCGGCAAAACGATCTGCGGAGCAGGTGCATTCGGTGTCACTGGCTTTGCCGCTGCCGCCATGATCGAGGCGCGCGAGTTAGCGATCGCGGACCAGACTGCAACGATCACGTAGGCAATAGGACCAACCGATGCTAGGGCGATCTGCGTATAGCTGCCAGCGTCAGCCTGCGAGACGCCGAGCGCAGTGACGATCGTGCCGAGGGCCGGAATGATGACGCGCAGCTGGCCCATGACCTGATCTTGAGAAGGAATATAACTCATTGAATTTCTCCTATTGAACGGGAGCGAAGCAAACGATGCCGCCCCACCAAAAATGACAAGCAAGAAAGCCAACGATCAGCCCGCATACAAACGGATATGGCGGCCACGCCTTGCTGACTTCCCACGTCCAGCGAGAAAGCGTCTTACCGCCAGTCTTGAGCGCGTACCCTTCCATGATTGCGAAGGTGACCGCGATTGTGAGAAGCCAGAGCGCCCAGGTCATGGACGCCACTCCCCAGGGATTGAGCGGTCGATTAGAGACATGCGCGCAAGCAACGCCGCGCAGCCGATCTGGTGATCAATAGCGTTCGGGTCAAAATGCCCGTCCGCAATGTACTTGCCTTTGACGTACTGATTAGTGCTCGCCCAAAGATACGGGCTCGGCAGTCCCATGTTGGCGTAGCCGAGGCCGTTGTATTGCTCGAGCAACGTCAGGGCGCCGCCGATGGTCCAGTCGTGCCACTCCGCGGCGTGAGGCGGACAGACGACCAGCGCATCCTCGGCCGCGGATTCCCATGACGTGAACGGGCCGCGGTGCGCGGGAACGTGGATCGAGGCTTTGTTCCACGGGTCGCCTTGGGCCAGCGAGGCCAGCCAGCTTTGCGAAGATTCGCGCTCGTGGATGACGGCGATCACCGCCCATGGAACGCCGGTCTGCGTCTCGACCGCCTGATATCGATCCTTGGCGTCGGTCAGCCGATGCGAAATCCCGTCGATCGTGGAGATCAGCCCCGGCGTCACCGAAGCGGCATTCCAGCGGACCAGGTTGGCGGCCTTGAGTTTTGCGAGGTCGACCATGGAAAAACCATGGCGGCCGTGTGGCACGGTCGCAACGCACCACGGGGCTTGCTCGCGGTCAGGTTGTGGGTATAGGGTTCCGCCCCTTCAGCCAGGGAGTCAGAAATGTTCGAAGCGTGGTTGTCCGAGTGCCGATCGATCCTTTCGGCGACGCTCCATTTAACCGAAACGAAGGCCGCGGCAATGATCCAAGGCGCCGGAATTGCGGTCTATCTGGCGAAGTTCCAGCGCGGATTTACCCCGCAGCAATGCGTCGATGACGAGTTGGTCTGCTGGAACGAGTAGATCGATCAGCCCATAATTTCGGTCAAGAACATGATGCCCTTGTTGGTCGAGCCTCCCGTGGAGTTCGCCGGCCAGGCGCAGTTGGCAACGGCGGACGATCGACGTTGACCTGCATAGGTTTGCGAGCTTGCCGTGTTTGGAAAATCAATTACTTTCAAATATCCTGCCGCTGTCGTTGAGGCTCCGTTGTTGAATATCAACGCCACCGCACCGATGATGTTGGTGTTCGCGGTCGTGCCCCGGCTGATCGCAGCATCGCATTCGTTGGCGGCGGTGCTCTGAATGGCGCCTTGCATCTCCACCATGATAAGATTGGCGGCGGACGTCGGCGTGATGCTGATTTCCTGGTTGGTGTTGACTACAAACGATGTGCTCGTGGTCGGTGTGTCAGCGGTGGCATTAAGCGCCTGAGTAAATTGGACCGGCTCGCAAGGCTTATGAATGCCAGGGCCAAAGCTTTCGACAAAATTAGGTCCGCTGGCATAGGTGCCGGCCGTTACAAGGCCGGTCGAATTGTATTCGACATAGCCGAGGATCTTGATCGCCTTGCTGGTTAGCGTCGTGCCGTTCGGGGTGTAGTACACGCCCGCGCTGGTCGCGCTTCCGGAGATGGCTACACTGGTTTGAACAACCCGCTCATTGATCGTCGTGCATTGCGACGTCGTCGGGTTGACGGCGTTGAACAGCGACAGAACAACCGTGCCCGCATTATCGAAGGCAACTACCCACAATCTGAATGCTGAGTTGTTCGCCGAGCCTAGCGTCGCGCCCGTGGCGTTGGTCGTGATCGAAAGCGCCGCAGTGACGCTGTCGATAGACCATGATCCGGTTGAGGCGGTGGCGCTTCTGAAAGCGATGCGACATGGCGAGGTCGCAGAGGGATCGGCGCCCGTGTTATCCTTCAGCGCTACGGTAAGGATGCTCGAGCCGACGCTTGCCGCGAGCGAGCAATTCTCAAAGGCGAATGGTTCGGGGCAAACGCCGGCCGCCGTGATAGCCAAGCCGTTACAGGTAACGGACGTCACCGTGCCGGTGCCGGCGCCGCCAGCGCCCCAGACAGGATTGTTAGCCGCGCCCTGCGTGATCAGGAATTGGCCGTTCGTACCGGGGCCGAGCGCGGACCATGCCGACGCACCGCGATAGATGATCGATCCCTGAGTGGAACCGAAAACCGAATCCATGATGGCGGTTAGCGTATTGTCCGAATCGTTGCTGGTGCCGCCGGAAATGTTCGACTTGACGGTGTTGTTTCCGGCAGTCGCGAGGTTGGAATTCGCGACCGTATTGGCGGCGATGTTGGTGCCGGTTATCGCGCTGCCGTTCCAGACGCCGGCCGTGATCGTACCGAGCGAGGTAATGTTACCCTGGACGGCCGTGGGCAGCGTGGACGAGATCGAGGGAATGCCGGTCGTTCCGTCGGTGATCAGCGTGCCGTTCGTGGCCGTCGCCAGTCCAGCGACGACATTGGCGCTGCTCGAATAGAGCAGTTGATTGAGAGTTGTCGTCGCGGGCCAAGTAGCAGTGGACCATGCTGGCGCTGCACTGGCGCCGGATTGCAGCATCTGCCGCGCGGTCGCGGTGCCCGAAAGGATCTGAAGGCCGGCAGCATCCGAATAGGCGACGCCGCCGTTTGAGGCCGTAAGGCTGTTGTTCGTGCCTCCACTCGTGAGCGGAATAGTGGCCGGGCTATCCTGCAGGACAAGGCCGCTCGTGCCGTTCCATTTGGCAAATCCGCCATTGGTCGAACTGACCGGGCCCGTGACCGTGCCGGTGCCGGGCGAGCCGCCGTCGACCAGGATTCGGCCGGTTGTGCCCGACCACAGCGCGATATGACCATTGGTCGAAGTGTTGGGACCGACGACGTTGCCACTACCGATGCCAGGCGCGCAGGCCAGCGGGATCAGGCCGGTGGCGTCCCAGCAAATGAAGCTTGAGGCCCGCGAGGCGGCGGATGGAAGCTGCGCGATGGCCTCGCCGGGCAGGCCGAGAATGGCGCGGCCGGTAACGTCGTTGGTCTTGTCCCAACTCTCGCGCATCTGCGCAATGACGTCGGTGAACGCCTGGTTGAGGTCGCGCGCCGCAACGCCGCGGTTTTCCTGGAATTGCGTGGTCCGCCGCGGCCGCCGGGCGCCGACGATCTGCACCGTGGCCGTCAGGGAATTGGTAAACGTCAGCACCCCATCGGTGATCGGGCGCGGGATTGTCGAGAGCGGGCCGGTCGGACTGGTCAGTGCCCAGCCAAAGGTCGGGTCGGTCGACAGCTTGCGAACGCCGTTGACCCAAACCTGAATCCAGTTGTCGACGTCGGTGGAGTCGCCATAGATGGCGAAGTTGACCGCGCAGGCGCAGGTCGTTCCGGAGACGCTATAGGAGGTTCGCCGTTCGGTATCCGGCAGCGCCGGCACAGGCGGCGGCGGGGCGGCAAAAGAGATGGCCGGGGCAAGCCCGACCATCAAGGCGGCAGCGAAGAGGATACGGCGAAGCATAGGCGGCAGAATGGCCACCCAGCCCGCTCCCGCAACGCACCCCGGCTAATGACCGATCGCGGAGCCGAGATTAGGGGCGCGCTGAGGGCCAGATTCGCCCGGTCCCCACCAGTAGCCCGAGCCCTGCTTTTTGGCGGCCTGCTCGGCCCGCCGGAACGACTGCCGATAGTTCGGATCGACCAGCGTTTGCAGCTTTTCCCAGAACATCCGGTCGGTCGCCAACTTCGTGTAGAAGGTGGCCGGGCTGTGCCGCTGCAGCCCTTGAACGGCCTCCTTGGCGAAGCTGCCCTTGGAAGGTTTGCCGGACTCGTCCAGCACGTTCCGCAGTGGCGCGGTGGCGGCGGAGAAGATGTCCGCTCCCATGCCCGGAATCGGTCCCGCCATCTGGCCGATCATGCTTGCCGGGCCTCGGTCGCCGTGGATGGCGGCCCCGAGCACGTCACCGTAGATGCCGCCGGCGCCGCCGCGCGCGAAGGCTTCCGCCCAGAATTTTGGGCTTTTCATGTCCAGCGGGTCTTTGCCGCCCACCACGGCCGCGGCCTGCAGCGACACCGCTCCGGCGGCCATACTCAGCCCCGTGAAGGCCAGCCCGCGCGCGACCCGGTTTTCCACAGGGCCATCGGTGAATATCCGCATCAGATGCGTCGTCATGCGCTCCATGGTGAATTGTTTATACTGGCCGAGCATCATCTGGAGCTCGCCGCCGACCGATCCGGCCTGCGCACCGCCCCGCATCAGGGCTTGCGTGCGCGCGTCCGGCTGGTGGAACGCGAAGGCGGATTGCTCCTTGATCGCCGCCATCAGTCGCTCGGAAAGCGGCCGGTCGATCTTGGTGACGTCGAGATACTTTGCCCCGTTCGGCGCTATCCACGGATCGACCTTCCGCATCCTCTCCCATTCGTCCGCGGTGAAGCCGTAGCGGCCGAGGAAGTTATCGCGGAGCGTTGGTTCGAGATCGGCGAATTTCGATTTGGTCGCGTCCTGTAGCATGTGGAGATAGGAGATTTGCGCCCCGAGCCGGCCATTGGTCGTCCACCAATCCGCGCCGGTGGCCTTCACGATCTGACGCGAGACCTTCCGGACCAGGCCGGAGACGTTCAATTGATCCTCGTATTTGCGCACGTTGTTGTTGATGAACTCGCCATAGCCGCCGGCTGAGACCTGAAGATGCTGCGCCACCTCGCGGGTCATCTTGCCGTCGAACACATGCGAGAGGATATCAAAGCCGGACATGCCATTGAAGTTCGCTGACATGAACGACATCGCGGTGTCGCCGGGAATGATGGTGATCGGCAGGTTGCGCAGGGATGCTACGCCTACAACCTCGCGCGCGCCGGCAAAGAATCGGGCATAGGCTTCATTGGCAACCGGGCTGCCGCGACCGCTGAGATTATCATAGGTCAGTTGCAAGGCGCGCGAGCTATCGAGCCATTTCACGCCGCGCGGCAGTGATGATCCCTCGCCTTCCTTCACCTTGCGCATCAGGGCGGCAAAGGTCGAATCCGGGTTCGGGCCGTAAATCTCATGCATGGCAATCGTGCGCGCCATGTTGTTGACGTGCTGGTCGACCGCGCCCATGATCTCGTTGCCGACGCCGTACTTGCCTTGCAGCTTCAGCCACGAATTTGCGCCCTCCGCTCCCGGCTGGAACTGGAACGTGCGCGCGTTCTTGGAGAATGGACCGTCATCGGCGCCGCCGGTCTTGATGTCCGACCACGCCTTGCGCAGCATTTCGGAATAGTCTTGTGCGAAGGCGTAGCGGTTGGTTTCCTTGTCGAACAGTTTCAGGCCGCCGCTTGCGATCTCGTTGAGATGATCTCGGACATATTCGTCTTGCGAGAATTGCGCGACGCGGCTTGGCGACCAGTGCTGCGGCAATCGCCAATCTTCCAACTCGGCAAAGACTTTCCCGGCCATCCTCGCGCGATCCGTTCCCGCATCGATGACCTTGCCAAAGCCATCGGATACCGCCTCGGACAATTTGTCGCCGGTATCGACGCCGAACCGTTCCTTGATGAAGTTCGTCGCGCTCGTAAGAAGCTGATTGTCCTTGAAAAATCCCGTCTTGAATTTTTCCATCTCCGGGCCGAGCATTCCGAACAGCCAGTCTTTGACCGCCTTGCCCTTGTAGTCGATGTTCTCGCCCCGCGTTGCATCGCCGCGGGCGGTCTTGGTCAGCGTCGCCATCACGGTCTCGTTGATATTCTTGCCGGCGGCGACCCGACTCTCCAAATTCTGCCACGTCTTGACGCTTGCCGCGATCGCAATCTGCTTTTCGATGGCCTTGTCGCTCATCGCCTTGGCGGCGATCTGCGCGGCTGCTGCGTCGGCGCTTGCAGGACCTGCGACGGATGAATATTCAGCCTTGCTACGCTTGAAAGTCTCCAGCGCCTCGTCGGCGATCTTGCGCGTGATCTGCCCGGCAGCTACCAACTTCTCGATACATTCGGTGACGTTAGCCATTATTCCGCTGCCTCTTGAACCGGGTTGGCGCACGCCTGAATCTGTTCGGCGACCTGCTTATACTTGTCGACCTCGTCCACAGCCTTGTCGACGCTCATCATGACGTGGTTTCCATTCTCGTCCATGCCCGGAACCTGCACGTCGCCCATCGCGCGAGCCCGATCGATGTCCGCCCGGATCGCCTCTTGATGGTCCGGCGCGGTCAGCGTCTCGCGCATCTGGTCGGGCGTTTGCGTGATCGGCTGCGGGCCCTCCGGCGCTTTTACCTTGGGCGCGGCGGGCGCTTCAAAATCCAGCGGCAATTGTTCCGTCGGCATGCCTGATGGCGCTTCAAGGACGCGCGTGGCCTCGGCTGCCGCCTGCTGCAACTCCGGTGTGATTTGCACACTGACGTCAACCGGCCGCCCCGCCAGGATATCGTCGATCGTCTTGACCAGCGCTTCCCGGTGCGCGACCTCGCCCTCGACACCGGGGAACGGATTGGTGCTGGCGACGTTCGCCTCGCTTTCAATGACGTTTCCTGCGTCGCGGACAGACGTCGGCCAGGCCCCGGTCTTGACGCGGGTCCATGCGTTGCCGAGCGCCTTGGTGCCGCCGCCGAGGACCGCGCCACCGAGAAATGCCCCGCCGATCTCCTGCAATGGTGCGCCGCTTTCGGTATAGCCGGGCTGCACCTGTTCCTTGAAACTGTCGCTGGATGCCTCGATAGCCGCCTGCGAGGTGCCCGCCAGCGCGCCCCAGCGCAGCGCCGTGCCGAGGATACTGGCGCCGCCGGTTTCCGGAGCCACGGCCAGCGCGAGGATGTTGATCGGGTCCGCCGCGGCACTACCCGCGCTGCCGAGGAACGAACCGACCGAGCCGCCAAAGGTCTTTTCGCCCGCGCTCAATTGCTGATAGGTCCGGTGCGCAGCCTGAGATTTGGCCACCGCGCGCTTGTCGATCTCGTCCTCGCTCAAGGGGTTAAGGTCGAGATCCGGGTAGCTTTCCTTCAACTTGGCGACGCGCTCATTGGCGGCGTCAAAATCCGTCACCCCGGTCTGCCCGCCGCCCGCCACGTCCGGAGTGAATTCCTTGGAAAGATCGTTGCCGGTTTTCTGCCTGATCTCGTCGATATAGTCGCCGAGCACGGCCGACCGCGCATTGCTCCGCGCGATCGACTGGGAAAATAGCTGGCCGTCGCTCCACGCCGCGCGCAGGTTTTCGTCAAAGCCGGACGGCAGACGTGTTCCCTCGTTCGGCTGGATCTTGGCCGCCTGATCCTGATCTCCCTGATAGAGATCGAGGAAACTCATGGTTGAACCACGGGCGACGATGGCGGCGTGGCGCCGAGCGGCCGGTTGCGCAGGTCAAGCATGAACTTCGTCGGGGCTTCCGTATTCGCGCCCTGATAGGCGTAGACCGGCCGCATCGGGTCGTTGCCGAGCTTTACGTAGTAGCGGCCATCGCCGACGCTTTCGAGGGTGGCGGCATTGCGCAGATAGTTGGCGTCCACCTTCTCGCCGTTGAGCGTCGACACGCCGGCCAGGTCTGTGTCCGTCAGACCGTACATAGTCTTATCGAAGATGGCCTGCGGCATTCCGCGTTGCGGTGCGATCAGTTTGCCGCCGTTGTGCTCGAGCACGCCGCCGGTGACGTCGTCGACGGCCCGCTGCAATCGGTCTTTGTCGAGTTTACCTGACGTATCAGCGGCTTGCGCGGACAGGTCGGCATAGCGGGCCTTCACCATGCCCTGCGCCACGGCATAGGGTCCGGCCGTGTCGGTGCGCGCGGCGAGCCCGAAGGTGGAGGCTGGGACGCGCTTGTCGAATTCCTGGTCGAAGGCTGTGGCCTCCGCGCCCTTGGCTGGGATGTAGCCCTTATCGAGGGCGATCGCCGACTGCCCGCGGAAGATGCTGGCGCCGATCTCCGGGGCGGTTTTCATCATGCCGCCGGCCGCGGCCCCGACCATCATTTGCGGGCTGTCCTTGCCGATCGCAGCCAGGGTCGCGTTGCGGGTTTCCTCCGGCAATTGGGCGATCGCGCCGTAAATCCCGGCCTTGACGGCTGGATCCGGATTGGCCAGCGCAACCTTCGCCTGCGCCACTTCCTGGCTATCCAGCGCCGACAGCGGGCCGGTTTGCCAGTTCGCCGCGCCGGTCTGGGCGATCTGGGCCCGCATCTTCAGGCCGGCAATCAGGTTGTCCGGATGGGCGAAATCCAGCGGCGCCGGCGTCTTGAACTTGTCCGGAAAGTTGGCAACCGTGGTGGCGACCGGGTCGCTTTCGAGCCCCTTCTGGATGGCCTGCGTCTTGGCCTGAAGCTGTTTTTCCACAAGTTCGGCGCCGGGCGTGGCCGTCCCCGCGGCCTGCTGCCGGCGCAGCTCGAGTTCGAGCGATGCCTGCTGGGCGACCGGAAGCTGGCTGATGCGCTGGACCTTATCGATCACGTCCATGTCGCGAGCGATCTTGGCCTGCAGGTCGATGTTGTTCGTGGCGCGCGCCGCGTCCAAAACCTTGGTGACCTGATCGTTGGAGGGTCCGCCGCCCTTCCCGGACGACCAGTCGTCCATGACCTGCTTCCATTCCTTGGTTGCGGCTGTGCTTTCCGCGGCCGTCCGGTTGGCGATCAGCCATGAATTCACGCCGGGCCCACCGGAACCATCCGTCGCTTGGCCGGCAAAGACACTGCGCGCCAAGGCCTGCCGCTGTACGTAGCCGAGTCCGCCGGCGGGGTTTTGTGGGGTGTAGCCCGCTGGACGCTCGTAATTGATGAACGCCTGGGCGGCCTCCTCTGGCGTCCGGGCGCCCTGCAATTTGGCCAGCGTCGCCGCCTCCGGGCCATGCAATTCCCGGTCGATGAACTCGAGTTGCGTCTGGAAATCCCCGGCCGGCTTGCCGACCGAAGCCGCATATTGCCGCAGTGCGGTAAGACGCTCATTGTGGAATTGGGCAAGCCCCGCTGACGTGCCGCTGTCCCCGACCGCGAGGGGGTTAACGCCGGACTCATGGGCCAGGTTTCCGACGATGCCGGCCGCCTGTTCGGAGGTGTAGCCCTTGCCGGTGAAGAACTGATAGGCCGATTTGGCAGCTGCCGCGCCCCGGATGCTGTTCAATTCCTGGGTCTGCTGGTCCAGCGGCATCCGGCCGAAATCGTCGTGCAGATCCTTGTGGGCAAAGGCCGCGTCGACCATGGCGATGCCGGCGGGGTAATTGGCCGCCTTGAACGCCTGCCGGACGCTCTCGACCTCGTCGGGCTGGATGCGCTGGCCGAGGCTGGCGGCTGTGGATAACTCTCGAAACGCAGTGCGCGCCTCCCCAATATCCTGATGCCGGATCGCCTCGTTCGCCCGGATCTCGCCCATAGCGTGGCTGAAAAAGCCCTGCCGCTGCGCCTGCGTCAGCTTGTAATCCGGGTTGGTCAGGACGTCCTTGGCGGCGTCGACCGCCGGCTGGTAGCCCTGTTGCTTGTAGACTTGGTCGACGTGATAGAGGTTCCGCGCCCCGGCCAACTCTCCCTGGAACTGTGCAATATCAAGATCGTGTTGTTCCTTGGTGTAGGCGAGGCGCGGATTCTGGAGCTTCTCGTCGAGCAGCGTCGTGTACTTGCCGAGCAGCCCTTTCATGTCGGGCGAGTTCATGTCGACGCCCTGCCGGGCGAGCGCGACCGCGTCGTCGGTGGCCGAATTGATCTGCGCCGTGATCGCGCCGTCGGCCTTCTTCAGGTCGAGGCTTTCCTTCTCGTTGAGCAGCCCCTTGTAGGTTTGCGTCGTGGTGCGGTCGATCACCCTGCCCAAAGCCGTCCCAACTTCAGGCCCGGCCGCGTTGGTCATCTGCTCGATTTGCTTGCGCTTGAAGCTGTCGGCCGCCGTCAGGTAGCCCTGCGGATCGTCACGGAATTTCGTCCGCAGTTCGATGTCGGCCCGCTGCGCCGCGCCATCGGCTTCCGCCAGTGCCCCGACCTTGACCGCGCGCGCGTAAGCCTCGCCGGCCGGGCCGAAGATCGGCGCCTTCTCAACCTGGATATTGCCCTGATCATCACGGGTGACGGCCTTGGCGCCGGCCTGTTCGGCTGCTGGGATGGAGACCGCCTCAAGCCCCTGACCGAGCTTGTCTAGGCCGCGGGCCAAACTCTCATAGGGCTGCGCGATGTCGGCACCGGACAGGCGAGATTGCGGCGCCTCCGATGTGACGATTTTCTCCGTCGATGCCGGGATAAGGCTTGCCATCACGCCGCCGCCGTTCCGCTGCCGCCGCCCTTGAACAGGCCGGCAGCCCCACTGATGCCCTTCAACAGCGTCCCGGCGATGCCGAGATCGCCGCCGAGCAGAGCGTCGCTCGAGGCCTTGCGCAGATAGGCGGCATTGCTTTCATCGGTGCGGGCCTGCTGCATGATGTTATCGACCGTGATGTCCTTCTGCTCGGTGCCGACCTCTTCGACAAAATCATGCACCGCGTTCCCGCTTGGCGAGTTCGGATCGGTGCGGTTGGCCGCCCTCACGGCATCGATATTGCCGAGCGTCATGGTCAGGTTGCGCGTCATCTGCGCATTGGTCTGCGTCGCCTTGAGCTCGCCATAGGTCGCGGCCTGCTCAAGCTGCTGAGCCTTGAAATTGTCGGCGGTGGCCGTTCCCGCCGCAGCCACGCCCTGACTGGCCGCAGAAAAGCCGGCCGAGGCTATCGATGTCGCGGCAGCAATGCCGAGGGTTACTGGATCGCCCATTAGATGATCCTCATATGCTTGCCTCAATTCCGAATTCACTGATTTGAAGCGGACCCGGAGTATCCTTGATGACCGCGACGCGCGGATCGAAATAGCGGCCGAGCGGGCGCCAGCGCTGCGCCTCCTCGCGCTGAAACGGCGCCTTGGTCGGATCGTCGTCCTGGTTATAGGTCGTGACGCGATGCTGGTTCATGATGGTCCCGAGCGCGGGCTGGTTTGGCCCGACTGGTCCGGAGAACAGCCGCGCCATCAGGAAGCCCGTCGAGTTGACGACATAGACCGCCATCCGCGACACCCGCCGCTTGAACATCCGCTGATGCACGCTCTGACCGGGTTGCGCGTCGGGTACGAACGGCTCCAGCGTCGATGTCCATGGCTGTCCCGCAGTCAGCGTCGCCACGGTGAAGTCCTCGCCCGCATTGTTCTGCGCGATCAGGTTTCCATTGGCGTCGATCTGATAGGTGCCTAACACACGCGTAGCCTGGTCCATCAGCGTCACCGTCTGCGACGGGATGAACCATAACGGACCCTTGCCGCCCGGTGGCGTAAACGCCGACGGCAGGTTGTTCACGAGCAGCGCGCTATCGAGAAATTGCCCATCGTCGAGGATTTCGCAGATGCCGGTTCCGAAATAGCTGGAGGAGAAAATGACGTCGGACCCGAGCGCGGCTACCCAATTGACCGTAGCCCCGCCCGACCACGGCGCCCATCCGACGAGCGAATCGTTCTCGACCCCCTTGGCCGTGTACTTGCCAACCGCGATCGAGCCGTTGCTGTTGAGCACGTAGGCATAGCGCCCGGTGAACGTACCGTCAGCATTCGGCGCGGCGATGGTGACAATGCCGGGGAATAGATGGCCGTGGAACTGGCTGATCGATCGGGTGTTGAACGGCCTCTGATAGGCGCCCGTGGCAATGACGGCCATCATGCTGATGCCGCCGGCGCCAGCATACAAAATCAATTCCTGCGCCGCTCGCGGCTGCACCGCGGCCGATCCATCGCTCGACAATATCTGAAATGAAACGCTGCTCGGCGTCAGCGGATTGGTGGCGTTGATCGGAATATAATAAACCTTCTTGTCGCAGAAAACGAATTCCGAACTCTCCGGGCCGGGCACGACATAGCGCACCTGCACCTTGTCCGGAGCAATCTCGAATATGGAATTGGAAGGCAGCGCGCCGGTGAACAGATCGGTCGGATTATTGATCGCCGACCATACGATCGCGCCGGGCACGCTCGGAAAATCGCAGAAGCCGAGCCGGAATTGATCGACGAAACACGACGCCGGAAATCCCCGGAACGTGTTCATCACCTCTTCGTCCCATAGCGGAATAGCTTGGGGTGTGATGCCAACAAAGCCAGTTGCAATCGCAGAACCGGACGGGCCAACAATGCGCTCGGTTGTGAAACCTGAATTGTTGATATAGGTGACGTTGATGGCATTCGGCGGGGACAGGGCAGCAATATATGCTTGAGCGCCCGAGACCGCGCCATTAACTACCTCGCCAATCCGGAATGAATTTGTGACATCGACGCCGAACTGAATTTGAATGGATTGAAGAAAAGGTTCTTCGACCGTCACGACGCCGACCGGGTTGATCGACCCTCCCCCGTAATTGGTAATGAGGCATTGCCTACCGTTGAATCTCAGTCTCGACCCGATCATGGCGGCGGTGAAATAATTCTGCGAAGCAGTCAGGTTGACGCTGCCAGTCAATCCGGCCGGCTGCATCGTGACGCCCTGCGCGGAGATGCGAAAAAACGGTGTTCGCTTCTGGTTTGCGATCAGCGCCTCGTTGTAGTCGGCAATGCTCCATGTCGAGGCACCGTCCCACGTCACGACCTGGGGCCGCATCGAATGGCCGAAGCAGATGTAGATCGACAGATTGAAGATCGCAAAGACGATGGTGTTAAGGTTGTTCGACGCCCATGGCAGCGCCGCGCCATTGCCCTGCAACGTGAATGTCTGTACGACCGCGCCGGAGGAATTGACGACCTGAAGTTTGCCGGCGGAAAAAACCAACTTGAAGATGGCGCCGGCCGTCATCGTCACTTCATCGACGCGGCTAACGGCGGCGGTCAACGGGAACAAGGCGGTCTTGCCAGGCCTGTTCTGCACGGCGTTGGAATTGAGGATGCGCCAATTCTGCATCTGCCGCATGCCGCGCTGGCGGGCGACATTCTCGTCGGCGCGCTTTAGCGCAACGTCGATCTCACCCGCGGAGAAATCTCGCTGCGCGCCCGTGATTTTCGGGATGGCCATTTAGCCTCCCCGATCTCAACCTGGAAGTCCGCTGCCGCTGCCGCTTCCCCATGACCCCGTGCCGATCGGCGGCCAGGGGCGGCGAATGCGTCGGGAAGCAGCCATGCGCGAGTTGAAAAATGCTCGCTTAGGCTTCTGCTGGTCGTAACGGGTACGGGCCTCCTGTAGCAGCATCCGGGCTGCCTGCTCCTCTTTCGTCGCCTCGACAGGATCTTCGTGCAGGCCGCGATAGATGCCGGCGATGACGAAGCGCTGCAGTGCGGTGACAAAGGTCGGCGTGCCGCTGGTCGAATCGCATAGTGCCCCGGCGTTCGAAATATACTTGACCGTGAGTTGCGCCGGGGTGACCGGAGTAGACGGCGGCGGCGGTCCGCCCTGCGAATTGACGAGCAGCAAGGGACCATTTGCCGATCCCTGGATGTCATAGGTCGTAAGCTGCGAGGTCGTGGAATTCGGATTGGAGGTATTCTGATTGAGCTTGGCCCAGATCAGGAAAACCAGGTCGCTCGGCAGCGGATAGGCCGTGTCGAAATCGGTGTCGGTTGGCGCGGTCGGGCTCGCCGGCAGGATCTTGACGATCGACGCAAAGCCCCAGGAATGGCTTTCCGCCATGTAACCGAGCGCGGTCTCATAGGCCGCCGAGCACACCAGCCACTCGTCGGAGCCATCGTCGGCAACATTGACGACGTTATCCCCGCACGCCAGCAAGGCGCTGTTGATCGTGTCGAGCTTGTCCCTTGGGAATTCGAAGGCCATACAGGCAGGTTGCGGGCAGGATTAACCTACCGCAACGCACCCTCAAGCAGTCCAAACGGCAACATAATCAACCAAGATCGGCCAACCCAGCGCGCCAAAGATCAGCAGCGAATTAAGCTGGCTATCGAGCGTTGAAAAAATTCCGTTTGAGTTTGTCCCGTTGATACTATTTCCCCCGTTGGGAAAGGTCGCTGGGCCTGTTGCCGTGTACTCTACGAATATAACTGGTATCTCTACCCAACTTGGGCTTCCGCCTTGAACAACGAAGCGGCGCGTGTAGCCAGTCCCGCCATTCTGCGCCATGGGCACCCAGAGAGTACCCATTGTCTGCATGTTGTTCCAGTTTTGCCCGTTAGTCTGCACACCGCCATTGACGTTTATTCCGCCGTTGATTGTGTTGAGATTGGTAGCTCGATAATTCAGGTTAAACTGTTTATTTGTGTGCGCAGTTGGAGCAGAATTATTTCCTTGGCATGCTGGCAATGCCCCTACGGCGCATGGTGGTCCTTCGTAAAGATCAAGCTCAGTGTCGGGGAAAACGCCATTCACAAAACCTGCAAAGTTTTGCACGGCAAATGATGGCCAAGCCGCATTTCCTGCCGAGCCCGGCGCTAGGCTATCATCATAGCGGAAACTAAATTGGAAGAACGCGCCGTTTGTGAAAACTTGCCCGTGTTTCAACGTTCCATCATTCTTAAAAACCGCCGAAACGATAGGTTGGAATCCGTCATTACCAGCGGTGTTTTGTAGCGAAAGAATTGAATTTGATACGCTGCAAGCAGCCGATGTAATCGGCGGCGCAAGGTCGCCGTTCGTATAACCGCGCCCATTCGTAAAATCGACATACCAGTTGAAGCCAGCGTTGCCGGTGTTGCTTAGATCTATTGTCGACGCAGACAAAAAATCATCATAGAACGCGAGCCGATTGTAGCCGACAGCCGCGGCGGGCGATGGGACCGAAAGAGGATTACCGTGAGTCCAAGCGCGTGCGGGTTCTATGATATTCCTAGACGGAAGCCATAAAGCAGGCGCAGCGAGAGATGCCCTAAGTAAGTTTCTGCGTGACAGCACAATGCCTCCCTGTCACGGCGCACATTTAATGGCGACACCGATTCCACCGTTGGCATTTCCTGCACCCGTGGTCTGAGTTAGACTTAGACCAGATTGCGTTGAAGTGACTACTACGAATTCGGTTAGCGAGAATCCGGCTGCCGGAGCCGATATCAACGTGAAGCCCGAGCCGACAGTTGGGCTACCTACGCTGCTTTCGCGATAGGTCGCAAAAATGAAATCGGTGGCGTTGGTCGTGGATATTGACAGAGGATCAGGATGGCCGGTGACTGCAGACCCGTCTAGCGGTGAACTGGTATTCGCGCCGCTCACGGCCCAAACAAACATTATCACGCCACTTGCACTGGTTTGATTTACCGTGATGGTGATGCTGCTGGCGGCAATTGGTGACGCGGCGACGGCAAACCATGTCTTTATAGGATTTCCTACTGCTCCATCGGTCGCGATCGCCGTCCACGCTGATAGCGCGCCCGCGCCATTGTCAGAAATTGTTGTGAAAGGACCGCCGTTCCCGTTAGCGGAAACAAATATGAGATCATTGGAATGAGTTGTCTGACCAATAGTTACGTTTGTAGTAGCTCCACCATTTGATCCAGATGCCGGGGTTCCATCAAGCGCTGGCGTCGCCGAGCAACTACCACCGCCACCGGCCGCAGGGGCTCCCGCCCCGAGCAATGACATCGTTCCTGCAAATGCGGGCGTCAGCCCAAGCCAGAGCGCAAGGAAAATTCGGAGAAAAGGCATTTGCGCCTCACTGATCGACGGTGACTACGGCACCTGAAAGCTGCACCGTCCCGCCGTTGGTGATGCAGATGTCCGTGTTGACGGTGTTGGTGGCTGCGATCGCAGCGGCGCCATTACCCGCCACGAAGCCGGCCGTGGCTGTTGCTAGGAAGCCCGTCGCCGTCGTATGGCCGCCGAAGATATCAGCAGCGGCGGTCGCGCAAGACGTGCCCGTGGTCGCCTGATACACAGCGAAGTTAACCGCCGCGCCGGGATAAATGAAGATGTAGCAGATGTATTTTTTCTTCGCCGATACGCCCGCGATGATCGTGTTGTTCGCCGTTACCGTGTTGATCGGCGTGTAGACCTTAGCGGCGGTCTGGCATGGGTCGGCGATAGAAGCGGTCGATCCGTATTGAACGGAGACCGCATTCGTCGTTCCCGGCGTTGTCTGGTCGACGCCTACCTTGCCGATTAGATTGGTGCCGGCCGGGACCGCAGCCGTGAGATCGGTATGAAGCTGAGAGGATGTATCCGCGTCGATGTAGGTTTTGCAGTTGCCATCCCCGGCGGTCGCGGAGGAAATGCTCTGCGTGTTTCCACCCGCGTCCTTGATGGTCAGCGGGATCGCGCCACATGTGGCAAATGCGCTTCCAGAAACCAGCGACAATGCAGCAACTAGCAGAAGTTTCCTGAACATTTTGCCGTCCCTTAGTGAATAAGCGGAATGTATTGCGAGTTGCAGGCTACGTTGAAGAGGAGCCCAGTTGGCGTACATCCACCGCCGCCGCCGCCACCGCCAGAACTTGCCTTGCTAACCAGCGGACCAAGGCCGGACATGCCGCCGATCGACTGCGCCTGCACGGCAGTAGCCAGCGCGGCGAAGATGAAAATGATAATCGCCCGCTTCACCGCGCGCGACGGCATCGCAAGTTGCCGTATCCCTTGTTGGTCGAGGCGGTGAACGTGTCATCCTGCAACAGGAAAATGTTGGTCGTCGCCGAAAGGCTTTCGCGCACGGGACCGACATACTGTGAATTGTCCGCCGCCATGACGTTCGCCGCGGTTGAGAATTGCGACATCGTCCCCGTGACCAGCGAGCCATCGGCGATCGATGTATTGAGGGCTGTCTTGAGCAGGGTGACGGACGTGCTAGCACCGAGGCCGCGGACGAGTTCGCCAACGCAATCCCAATCGCCTGCGGTCAGTGGCAAGCCCGTCATGCCGCTCGCGACAGTCGTGGCGGCCGTGGCGCCGGCAGTCCCCGTCTGCGTGCCGGATTGCGTGCCGGTCGTCGTCACCGACGTTGCCGCCAGCGCATTGGCAATCGTGGTCGCGATCTGGAACGTGTTTGTCGTGATGCTCGACGGCACCACCCAGTAGACGGTGCCAGAGGTAATGCCGGTTGGCAGCGCGCCCGAAGTCGTGAAAACAACCGGACAGGTGTCCTCGTGCGGTAATGTGTTCGAGAAGCCGTGAGCCGTCCAGGTGATGACGGCCGGCGCCGCGATCGTCATGGTGACGGTTGCGGTTGTGGTTGGACCCGCACAGGTCGAGACCAGGAACTCGCCGACGTTGCCGGCGCTGGCGTTGTCGTTCGTCGTGGTGCCTGGAAGCTGACCTGCGGGAACGCCCGCGGTTACGATGCCGTCCGCCTGCGCGCCAAGCGAGATCGCGAGCGCGAGGAAGAGGCCTAGCATGACCCTATTGAGTATCGACATAGAGGGTGTCCGATGTGGTCACGCAGGTTGCCTGTATGGCGTCGGAGGGAACGTAGGGGTAATAGCGCTGATAGCTGCCGCCCTGGCCGAGCAGGATCGACGTCGCCTTTGTGGCCGCGCCGCCGCCGATGAAAACCCAGCAATTGTCGCCGTTGGTGTTGTTGTTCTGAATGGTCAGGGAGCGGCGCTGCGCGGGAGATACGCCGAGCGCGCTAACGGCCGTCTGGAACGTGTTGCCCGTGGCAATCGTCACCGAGCCGTTGGTCGTCGCCGCATTGGTCTGGGCAAGGGCGGGAAACGCCACGCAAACGGCAAGAATAGCTATCAGCGCGCGCTTCATCATGGCTGGTGGTCCATTGCATATTAGGACGAATTGACAGGCGTCCAGCTCATGGTGCCGGCCGAATTGCCGAAGCGGTCGTTGAGCGAGACCGTGGTCTTGTGCGCCGACACCAGCACTTGCAGACCGCGCTGCACCATCTCCTGAATTTCGGAGACCTCGGAACGCTTCGAGCCGCCGATATTCAGGATGCTGAGGTTCGAGATGGTGACGGAAAATGATCCGGACATATCAGCCTCAATAGTAGGCGTAGAGGATCGAGATGTTGATCGAGCCCGAGTTGCAGGAGGTGTGGCAGGCGACGAGGATCTGATCCGCTGACACAACGCCGGAGTTCGAAAATACCCGCGTCAAAGCGGAGTCCGCGACAACCACAGTAGCGTTCGCGGCCAGCGCCACGGCCGAAGCAAAGCGGGTCGCCGAACCGGAATCGCCGATGTCGACGCCGCCGGTGATGGCGTTGCCCGCGGTCTCTTCGAGGACGACCGCAAGGATCATACCGTAGGCCGGAAGCGTGATGGTCGACGTGGTCGAGGTAGTCGTGGCGGTCATCGCCTGCTGCTGCAGGACAAACATGTTGGGGCCGTAGAAGAAGCCCTGGCTCAGGAAGAAGCCGATGTCGGACGCCGCGATGACGGCGCAGCCATCGCCGTTGAGGGTGTAGGACGGCTGCGGCGAGGCCGTCGATGACGTATTGACGACGCGGGCCGGGCCGCCGGTTCCCACGGATGGGGCAGCGCGGCACAGGAAAGCGTGCGTGGTCTGCGTGGTCGCCGCGGCGTGCGCCGGGGTAATCGGCAGGCTGAAGGGCAGGACCGCCAGCGAGGCGATCAGAAGCGCGCGCGTGGTGGCGAGCAGCGACGTCAAAAGACGGGACTTCATGAATGGTTCTCCTCGACAACGGGGTCAGGCTTGGTTTTGCTGGCGCTCTGCTCCGCTCTGCGCTCGCCCATCAGCCGCGCAATGGCGACCTTTCGGTCGGCGGCGTTTTGAGGAGCGGCGGCGGCGGCGGCGCGGGCTTCCTGGATTTTCTTGACCTCGGCCTCGACAGCGGCTTCGTCGAGATCGATCGGCTCGATCGTGTAGCGATCGTCGTCATTGAGAAGCGCCTGGCCGGCATCGGCCGCATGCATGGTGACCGGAAGTGGCGGGACATGGGCCTTGTTCCACGCTTCCGCGTCGGCTTCAGCCTTGTCGTGACGGACCTTGAAATCCTCGTCGGATTCGCCGCGCTTTTGTTCCGGAAGCTGCGGACCATGATCCCAGATCGTGACGTTGCCCTGCGCATCGACATCGGATGGGATGATATTGCGTCGCACCGTCTTTTCGTCACTCATGCGCGTGTCTCCTGTCCGAACACTGGATCGGCCTTCAAGGCCGCAACAAATTCCTTCTCGCCGGCCAGCTGGCGCTCGATCGCGGCCTGGTGGCCGTGGCCGGGCTTCTGGCCGAGCGGCAGTCCTAAATTCTTGAGCTTGTCGTAGCCGCGGGTGCGCGACGACAGATGCCAGCGTGGCTTGGTCTGGCGGCCTTCGGTCACGGCGAGCGCGTCATATTTGAGCGTGTCGCGGGCATCGCAGGACCATTGAATGACTTCGATCGGGCCGCCGTAACGCTTGGTCCAATCGGCATACTCGGCAGAGTCCCGTTCGAACTTCAGCAACGCCTGCTCATAGGCCGCGAGCTTGCGCTTGTATTGCAGCCGCGCGAGGTCGAGCGCAGGGCCATCCTTACCCGACGGCATTTCCGGAGTGTCCGGCATGTCCGGTTCCTCCGGTCCGCAGTCCCACAGCCACACCTTCATGTCCGCGTGCGCGTCGATGAGGTTGCTCCGGAACCTGGAGAACTCGCCGGTCTGGACTTCGGCCATTCAATTATTCCCTCGGCAGGACGGATGCGAACGAGATGAACGTGATCGAGCCGAACGTGCCGGTGATGTACATCGAGATGAACTCGTAGGGCGTGCCCTGGTACTCGTTGGTGAACAGCAACTCGTACTGGTCGCCGGCCGGGAACTTGCCGGCGCCGGCGGGCGCGTGAGAGTTGGCCCCGTTGGTGATGTCCATGTTGGCGCCCTCGCCAAACTGGAGCATGCCAAGCAGCACGTTCGAGGAGTTGACGCTGGCGTTGTTCGATCCGACGACGCCGACCTTGTAGACGTCGGAACCGGAGATGGTGATCGCTGAGATGTATATCACCGCGACCAGATCGATGCGGGCCTGCTGCGGCGTGATCGTCGAGGAGTCCGCGATCGACGGCAGGGTGATGGTGATGCCCTGATTGCCACCGAGATCGAGGATCGACTGTGCGCCGCCAACCTGGGCATAGCCGGCCGCCGTGTAGGCCGCCCCGCCGTCGGAAAGCTGCATGTTGGCGTCGAAAGCGTAATTCCTGCGTGCCATGTGAGCTATCCCCTATCAGGCAACAATGGCTGCGTTCGTCCAGCTATCCATGCGGGCGAAGCAGTATTTGTGTTCGTCGACGATCGAGACGTCCCACGAGATATGCGTGCGGTAGGTCTTGCGGTCCTGGAGAATGCCGACATCCTCCGGCGTCAGGTTGCGCACATAGATGCCGCGCAGCATGCCTTCGCCGAGGCTCATGACATAGAGCGATGCGGTGACGGCCGAGCCGCCGCCGTTGCCGGTTTCGGTGAATTGCAGGACCGGCTGCTGGTCGTCCTTCGGATAGCCCGACAGGAGACGGTGGCCGCCGTAGGAAATCTTGGGCATGCCGACCTCGTCCCAGGTCTGCATGACGAAACCGGACAGGGTCGTGGTGCGGGCGGCCTGAATCCACAGCGGCAGCGAGACGAAGGGCACGAAGATGTAGGTGGTGCCGCTTTTCTTGGAGACGTTGTTGATGACCTGGTCGAGATTGAGCAGCGATAGCGCAGCGCCGCCGGAGGCCGTCGAGTTGTGATAGAGCCGGCCGAACGAGGTGGCGCGGACGTTCAAGCCGTCGAATACGCGCGGGTTGGTCGAGCGGTCGCCCTTGACGAAGGTGTCGACCCAGAGCCGGGCAAAGGCGGTGATGCCCATGCGCTCCTCGTAATTCCGGCGCTCCGGGCCGTGGCGGTCGACGATGGCGCGGTCGATGTCGATATCGTGGTCGATGATCGCGGTCGCCTCATCGAAGGGCTGGATGATGCCATGCCCGGACGAGGACGATTCATTGATGGCGCGGAACTGGGGCGAAGCAAGTGCTGCCTCGCGGAAGCCGACATACTTGGAGCCGCGCAGGCCCTCGAACGGCATCACCTCGAAGATGTCGCTGTACTGCGTGAACATCTCGATGATGGTGCGCCGGATGTCCTCGTTGGAGAACCCCTTGGCGTATTCCGGCAGCGTGATCAGGTTCGAAACGGCCATTGCTCAAAGTCCTTCTGTTAGGCCGCGCGGCCGTTGGTGAATTGCTTCTGGTCAAAGGTGCGCGCGTAATCGAGACGCTGGGCGTGGGTCATCTTGGCGTACTGCTCGTCGCTGACGCGGCCCGGCGCCGGCGGCGGTTCGCGGCCATTGCCCTTGAAGGTGGCGCCGCCCTGCGAGGTGACCTTGGCGACGATCTTTTCGAGGATCTGGACATCGCTGGCGGTGAAGGCGCGAGACATCAGTTGCTTGCCCTCGGCCTCGCTGAGATAGGACTTGAAGAAGGTGTCGAGTGCATCGACGCGGGCGGTCCCGGTGGGGCCTAGCTTGGCGATCTCCGCGTTCTTGGCCGCGGTGACCTGCTGGGCGGTGGCAACCTGCGAGCCGGCGTAAAGGCCGAGCAGCTTGGAAAATCCATCCTGGGGAATGCCAAGCTCGTGCGCGATGGTGCGGGCTTGCGCGAGCAGCGGATCGTCCGCCCTGAATTCGTACTTGATGCCTTCCGGTGCCTTGAAGTCGGCGGGAAGCTCGACCTTGTATTCCTCGGCCTTCTGCGGCAGCGACAGCTTGCGGCTGTCGTCGGCGGCAACGCGCACGGCATATTCGTTGAACTTCGCGACCAATTCCTCCGGTGCCTTGAACGATTCAGGCAACCAGGTGGGACGGTCAGTTTGTGCCTGCTGGCTTGTCTGCTGGGTTTGTCCCTGCTGAGAAGTCTGGCCGCTCTGGCCATTCGCTTGGTTGGCTTGCGAGGTATTCGCGGATTGACTGCCGCCGTCCTGCGCTTGCTGCGTCCCGCCTTGCGATGACGACTGGCCGCTCTGTGCTTCGTCCGCCACTTGCGTCGATTCCTTCACCCATCAGGGTCATCAGATCGGACGCGAACCTGCGACGGCCGTTGTGCTCTCGCAACGCACTGTCATTTGGAGGGCTGGCCACTTCGAGGGCAACCTGCTGGAGATAGCGGTAAAAAATCTCTCCATCGGCCGTGCGCGCGACCCGGTCGATTGCTTCCTTGAAATCCTTTTCTTCGATCATGCGGCCGGTCCTGGAGGCGGTGCTCCGCCGGGCTGTGCGGGCACAGGACGGTCGCCCATCACCTTCGATATCTGTTCAATCGCCGTTTTGATTTCATCCTGCGAGCGGAACTTGAATAGCGTCGAGCGCGATTTATCGATGATGTTTTTCATCGTCGTCTTGCCGTCGATCATGATCTTGAATTCTTCCGGAAAGGTCTGCGCCAGATAGGTTGCAAGCTGCATCGTCTT